AAGTCGTACACGGCCGTCTGCGCGTTGTTGTTCGCCACGCCGCGCCGGAACGTCTTGACAACGTCCGACTCCGCCTTGTTCATGAGGAGGATGACGGTGTACCCGTTCTGCCGGGTGAAACCGTGCTCCTCCACCAGGAACGCCGCGTCAGTCAGGTCCGTGCTGTCGATCGCTGCCGCACCGGTGTTGATGTAGTGCGTGTGCGAGCCAGGCGTGAACGTCAGGCCCTTGTAGGGCGGGATGTAGGAGCCGTCCGCGTTGTACAGCGCCGTGACCGTGTACGGCGTGGTGCCGATGGTCGCGGTCCTGTTGACGTTGTTGAACAGCGCCTTCATCACGAGGTCGAACTGGAGTGCGTTGTCGGCCTCCATCACCTGCTGGAGGATCGCGTCCAGCTGCTGCGTCGACGCGCCGCCAAGCTGGTTGGGGCCTCCGGCGAGGAACTGGAAGGTGTAGGACGCGCGGATGTCGTACCACTTGAACGGGAATGCCCGCTGGGTAACGACAGGCTGCGGCCGGATCGAGACCGGGATGCCGAACTCTGTGGCCTCCTCGAATCGCTCCGTACCCGGCTGGACGATGTCCTCGATGACGTTCGTGACACCGAAGGACAGGAGGTCCGCGAGCGGAGTGCGCGCGCTGTTGAAGTCCTGCAGCGCCTGCTGGTAGCTGTCCCACACCGCGTTGAGATCCTGCCCATCCCGCGTACGGGTGAGGATGTCAGCACTGGTGGCGTAACCCTTAGCCATCTGTCATCCCTCCCTTACGTGGTTGCCATGGGGCAGCGGACGATCATGCGTGTGGTGGAGACCATCTTGCCGATGATCTTGCTGGTCGCTGCCACCGCGTCAACGACGCCGACACCGCCAGCTGTTCCGTGCGCGTAGACGATGTCACCAGCGGCCCATGCGGTACCGCCGGTCTTGGTCGCCTCCACGATCTCGCCATCAGTCATGACGTCGATCGGCTCTGCGGCCGACATCGGCCGGACCGCGATGATGACCCCGATGATGGCAGTCTCAGCGGCTCCGCCAATCACGACCTGTCCAGACGTGTTGATGCTCACCGCCTGGATCTTGCCGACGTCTGTGCTGGTGATGGCAGCCAGAAGCGGAGCGCGGAATCCGCCCACTCGTGGCTCATACTTGTCGTACCTAGACACCCTTCACCACCCTTCTCCTCCTAGCCTCCCAGGCGGGAGCGCAATGCCGGCAAACGCTTGGACATCTCGGACTTGTCAGGCTTCCCAGCCTGACCAGCCTTGCCCTGGTTCATCGGCGGAACACCCGTCTGTTGCTGACCGCCGTCCCCTTCGGACTTCGGCTTGAGCATCCACGGGTACTGCTTGGCCAGGCCTTCAATGATGGCCTTGAGCCCCACGACCTGGCCTTGATCGTCTATTTCAAGCTTGCTGATATCGACCATCCCGAGCGCGACAGCGGGGTCTTGCCAGTCGTACGTGTTGTCGCTGAGGAATCCGTTTCGGACGCGCTCACGTCGCAGGTCCTGATCGGCCTGCGCGAGCTTCGCCTTGTACTCCTCGGCGTCACGCTTGAGCTTGTCCATCTCCGGGAGGTCCTTGTCACGGATCTCTCGCAGCTGCTGCTCCAACTGTCCTGCCCGCAGATCTGAAGCGCGCGTCCTCGCCTGCTGGGCCGCCATCTCCTCGGCCGTGTGAACCGGTGTCGGAGTCGCCGGAGCGCCGCTCTGTGCGTCCGCTTGGCCCTGCTGGCCGTTGGCACCGCTCTGTGTGCCCGCCGCGCCGTTGCTCGTATCCGCCCCTGCACCGGCGCTCTGTCCGGTGTCTCCAGCGCCGCTCTGTGCGCCGGGGTCGAGTGGTGCCGTCATCTTGCTGCCTCCGGATGATAGTTCCTCTGTACGCTGGAAGTCGAATCAGCTGGCAAGCCAATCCTCGAATGCCTTCCGTGCCTCCTCGGTTGGCCTCTGCCTGAACTGTAGTCCACCGTCCCCGGTAAACGGCTTACGGTGGTCCGCACCCTCAAGGCCAATAGCCATAGGGATTCCGGCAGGGAACGCATCGCACGTCCGGACAGTTCGCCCTCCGGGGTCGATCGCGGTGGCAGGCCTCGGCTCGCCCTGTAGGCGCTCACATGCCAGGCATTGCACTGGGCGTCGGCTTGTCATGGTCTTGTTGCCTCCTCGGCCATCCGCTGCATAACCCTGCCTATCTTGAGGATCCAGGGTCGCGGGCGACCTGATGTTGTGTACTCCGACCAGATCTCAGCGAACATCTCCGCCTGCGAGTGCGCGCCGTACTTGGAGACGCTGAACTCAATGACGGTCTTGTTCTGGGCCACCCAGGCATCGGCCTCGGTCCAAGTCAGCCCGATATCCCTGTGCCGTCCCTTGGTGATGACCGGCTTGCGCAGACCAAGCTCCTTCGCCACCACACTGAAGATGCGCTCGGCTTGGTCAACCGTGTAGTTCCCGAATCCATCGTTGAACCGGAAGTTGACGTGGTGGCCATACTCGTGTGCCACCGTCGCCTCTAGCCCCGGCCGGTCGGAGTGCGAGTGCCATCCAGAGGCGTGGTCTTTCCGCGACAGCGCCGTCATTCTGTCCAGGTCATCGAAGTGCCCAGGACTGATGCTGATGTCGCGCTCTGCCAACCGGTAGTAGGCGAGCGTGTTCTCTCCCTGGGAGTTGATGAACTCCCTGCCATACATCGTGGAGGAGCCCTCACCACGGACTCTGTTCAGCTTCATCATCGTATACGGCGTCTTGGTGGCCTGCGTCCGTAGCTCGCGCCCCGCTGCGGTCCGGGCCTTGCCGGATGCCATCAGGTTTATGGTCTTGGCGTGCTCCTTGGCCGTCCGTACGGTCTGCGCGCGGATCTGTGCGGGTGTTGGACCGAGGAGCCGGAGCGGAGCGGATGCGGTGACCCGCCCAGCGCCGGGCAGGCTCGGGCCGATCCTCTGACCGGGCAGCGCGCCGTGACCACCGAGGTAATTGTCATACTTCCCAGCAAATAGCCCATCGATGAACGCGTCATCGTCAACGACTACAGGGGTTGCGTAGCACAGGCACTGCGGGTGCGGCTTGCGGGGTACGTCCCGGACCGGGAACACTCCAGGCCCCATCTTGAACTGGTCGTCGTGAGCGAGGGTGTCGCAGTCGTCTGCCTTTGGGTGGGAGCGCGAGAGGTTCCAGCGCATCCCGAGCACCCAGGGCTTGTCAGCGGCCTCAACCGACATAGCGTGGAACGCATTGTTGATCTCGGTCCGCGCCAGTCGCATCGCCGCGTACCGCATCCCGCCCGGCGTGCTGGGGTCAAAGAAGTTCAAAGCCTCCGCCGCGAACTCCCGCGCGCTCAAGCCCCGTGCCAGAGCGCTGTTGATCATCCGGTCGATCTGCCCGCCCGTCCGGACCGTGTTGTTATAGATCCTCTGGCTGAGCGGGATCGAGGACTGCGTGATGCGCGCCGTCGCCACGTCGATCGTCCTGAGTAGACTCTGCTCAAGGCTGTCCGCGAGAGCCTTAGCCGTCGCCGAGTCGCCCACCATCCCGAACAACGCCGCGTCGAGCCGCGCGCTGAGATGGTCGGCGGCCAGAGCGGCTCGCGCGCGGCCCTGGCTGATGACATCGCCGATCCGTCCGAACACCTTGACCTGCTGCCGAAGCATCTCCTTGCGGATCTCCCGCAGCTGGCTGACCCGCACGAAGTCGCTGATGCTTCCCTTGCTACGCGCCAGGATGCGCTTGATCTGAGCGTCCAGATCCTTCTGTGCCTCTAGCAGGACGCCCAGCAGCTGATGGTCAGCAAGCTTCTGGACCCCCGCATAGGCGCGGATCCACTCTTGCGGGTCAGGAGCCGTAGCTGGCATTACGCCTCCGGAGGCGCGGCCTCGGTGTCGAGCCGTCCGCCAACCACGTCAAGGGCAGCAGCCTGCTCGTCAAGGATCTGCTGGAGCATGTCGTCCGGGAAGTTGAGCCCCAGCGTCTTGGCGAGGTAGCTCAGCGCCCACTCCCGAGACACCAGCCCTGCCTGGACTAGCGCCGTGACCTCGGCCACTACCTCCTTGCGGTTCAACGGGAGCATCGGCCCGAAGGAGGACACAGCCTCCAGCCGCTCATCCGGCGTCAGCCCCTCATACGCTGGGATCCAGCCGTGGATGAGGTCATGCATGAACTGGTCGAGCTTGCCGCCTAGCTCGGTCTGCTTTTCGCTGTTCTTGGAGGTCAGCGGAGCGAACCGGATGGCCAGCGCGATCCCGGACTCAGCAGCTGTGACCTCAATCGTCCCAACCGCTACCTCGGGCGTGCCAGTCGTCTCCAGCGCCGCGCTCCGCAGCGCGCCGTAGTGCCCGAGTCCAGGCTCCACCGTCGTAACGCCTTCAACCCGACCGAACTTCTTGCCATCCTGTAGCTCGACCATCCCGGCCGGACTGATAACCCAGTCCTGCGTCACCCCGTTAGCGTCAACAGGAGGCGCACTGTCGGTCCAGTAGACGCCCAGGCTCTGCAACGCTAGCGCGAGGTCCTGGTCACTCATCGTGGTCGTCATGCCGCCGAGGACTGTCTCAACGCCCTGGATCTCCGACACGCCGAACACGCCCGGTGCGCCGCCGCGCCGGTTGCGGAAGTGATACACGGGGATCGCTGTGATCTGGCTCGGCAGTGGCATCCCGGCCATGAGGAGTTGGTTGCCGGGTGTGTCTAGGCGCGTCGGGACCTCCGCACCCTCCAGATCCTCCTCGGTCAGCGGGTAGCGGTCATCCCACTTGGCGAGGGCATAGAATCCCATCTGCACCGCGACGGTTCCGATCGGCGAGCCGAACGCAGCCGCGTCCTCCTCATCCATCACGCGCCGGTACATGAGTCGCTGGGCGATCTGCGTCGTGCCATCGTCAGCGAGAACGATGTTCACGATGTAGCAGCCGATCACGCGCTCTTCATCAACCGGGTCAACAATCGGGAAGTACTGCGCCGGATCTAGCTCGGTGATCCGGATGCGGGTGCCCTCGGCCTTGAGCGGGTCGGCGGTCACATGGATCATGCCGTCGCCGCGTGCGAGCGTCCATCGCTTGACCGAGCCGAACTTGGACAGGAACTCCTCACGCCGGAACAGCGCGTCCACGAAGCTCTGCGTCACTAGCCGCTGCGCGTCCTCTGCTGGCTCTCCGGTGTCGCTCATGCTCCAGGTCCAGGCGAGGTCCCGAGCGAGGTAGGAGTTGGTGGACTCGATGATGGTGCGGGCGCCAGGGATGTACCTCCGGCTGATCTCATCCCCATCGTCCCGGAGGAGCGCCTGAAACGCCGAGGGTGCGTTGTTGTAGATGTCTGTGTATGCCCAGTAGGCCTGCACACGCTGCTGGTCGTCCACCTGCTTGGTGTTGACGAACGTCGGCGGTGCGCCTCCCAGTGCAACCGCAGTCGCGTATGGGGATTCCGCAACCATTACTTCCTCCTACTCGTGACATTCGTGCGGTTGCTCTGCGCGGGCACGCGGAACGGGTTACCGAACAGTCCTGAGAGGAGCCGTCCCAGTGCCTCAGGGCAGTGGTTGTCCTTGGACATCGGCTCCTCAGGCGCTGCCCGCCCCCGGTCGCCTGCCTTCTGCGAGTCCGGATAGCGCCATTCGTTGAACTCGCGGATCGTGTTGACGCACTTGCGGCTGATGGTGAGGCCAGGCTTGCGCTCAGGGTGGCCCAAGTCTAGGTGCTCCGGGGTCATCTTGAGGAATCGGCGCATCCACTCGATCCGCCCCTGCAGCAGGATCGACCCCCCACGGTAGGCCGGAACCTGGAGCGCCTCCGAGATGGCGCGCGTACGGTCCGGCTCCGCTGGGTCCGGATAGAACATCCGCGTCTGGGCGGGACACAGGCCGCGCGAGCGGATGTCCTTGATGGCCTCCTCGGTCGTCACGCCAGTCTTGTAATACTCATCCAG